AAATACAACTGCACACAATAGGCCAACGATTACTGTAGTCATTCGCTCCCTGCTTTCTCCGAAATATCATTACGATATTTTGTCCATTCGGCAATCATTAAGTCTGTGATCTCAAGTGCTTCAGGAATTGATAAACTGTTATGATCATAATTATCACAGGCATCAACTATCACATGGATATCATCGTCCCATCCACCATGCAATCTATAACGGGATCGTAGGCGTTCAGGATTTATATCCAATCCAATAACATTGCCGAAGGCATATACACGCTTACCCGTTGACAAAATTAAATAATCACCTTCTATCTTCATTCGCTCCCTACTTTTTCCGCAATCTTGCGGTTCTCGTAAATCAGCCGGGCCAACTCAGCCATACCGGCCTGCTTCTTGGCAGCCTGCGCTCGCTCCTCCTCCGTCTGTATCCCCAATATCTCATCGCTCAGAATTTCATCCACACCTTCTACGCCCAGCGCGGTCAATACCGGCAGCCACATTGCCTGTAAGATTTCGCGTGCCCCTTGCTGGGTCAATGTGCCATCGGTAATCATGGCTGTCATCGTCCCCAACATCTGAGAGATTGGCGTAACTACACCAGGGAAGTCAACCAGCGAAAGTGTATCAACGCTCACAACACAGTCGTAATCATCAAACTTGGCTTTGCCCCATTTCTCAGCCGATAGCAATACGATCTCCACCATCTTCTCGAACTGGCACGCCCAGAAGGATTGATAACGGCTCCACTGGACGGCCTGCACCTTATCCATATCCAACGCGGTCGCCCACCGGCTGGTATCAAGACCCATTGTCGTGGGGAAAATCCCGCAACCGATACCTGCCCACCATGCAAACATATTATGATCAGTGCTCGCATCACCTGCGCCCGTGTTCATCGGATAATCGGTAACAGATACGCCCTCGTTATGCACCAATGTTCCTGCTCCCCCGACTGGCGGCGGATTGGTATCGCCATAGCCCGATGTACTGCTCAACGCACTATCAAACTTATTCTTGACTGCCGCCACCTGACGACTACCGCCCTTGACGGTGGTCTCGCGTACGAAGCTGGCTTTATTACGTGCAACAGCTAGACGCGTTTGGACAAACTCCTTGTGCGCATCCAGGTAAGGCGCGGCCACGCCCAAAATAGGCCAACCATGCAGGCTCTTCTTGTCCTTGCGGTTGTGGGCAATATGCAATACCAGGATAGCCGTACCGTTATTCTGATCCATCACTTCTGAAATAGTAGTTTCATCACCAGCGGCTAATCCGGCCTTCTCCAGGTCTTTCTCGTTGTAAAAATAGGCGTGCCAATCAGGATAATATAACTTATGATTGGTATTGTCTTTATCACTGTATTCCCGCTTGTAATAAAGCGGCTGGTTCTTGTTGTCTGGATTGGTGACAATCTCGGTAATCTCGTCAGTATCCAAAAGCTCGAATGTAACGCCGCCATCAGCGATAGAGATAAATGCGGCCAGGTATAGATCACCGTCAACCAGCACGTTCTCGCTCAACGATTGAATGTTGTCATCGTCAAATATCGAGCTGGCATTCCAGGTTTGCTCCCACAATTCTTGCGCCTTTTCGTCTGTACAAGTTACGGTTACACTTTCGCCTAATCCATAGCTAGTCCACACATTGACGCTCCATTGTGCCAGCGGTGAATAAAACCACTGATAGCGCGATTCGTTGAGCTGATACGTGCGGGCCGATTCGGTGTCGCCTAGAACCACGCCTAGCTGTAACTGGCGGACGATTTCCATGACGGTAGTTGAGCCATATTCCTGGAGCTGCTCGATCAGCCGTTCCGGTGGCGTCCTGAAGCGGCCCAGTCGATAGGCGTTGTATAATTCTGTCAATGCGGCGCGGTCGGCTTCGCGCTCCTGGAGTAGCTGCTTGCCGCCGACGATATTAATTAGCGTTTCACGTATTGTCATTTATGTTGTCTCCTGCTCCCTTTAATAGTGTTAATTCCCAATATGGTCTTACACTATTGTCGCCGCTTATATCTAACGTCTTCCACGTTTCCCCGTTATCAAGTGAACATTCGGCGCGAATAAGAATTGAAGTGCTGGCTCCCGTAAAGCCCACTGTTTCTTCATCAGTACCATGACAGGCCATAACGATTTCTGGATCTGTGTATTCGCATCTAAAATTACACGGTAAATTTGGCATAAAAGGCACATTATGTACGGCGCAATCGCTGGCGTGGCCATCCGGTTCATCATCAAAAGCAAACACACAATCTGTTGCTATTGAATCTTTAGGAATTGTGATGGATGGAAAGGCGCTTATCAAAACCTTATCGTTTTGCGCAGGCTCTATAGGTTGCGCAATCTTAGCCTTCGCCAGGAATGGGGCCGCAATCGCCGCGCATATTACTTTTAGAAACGAACGTCTATTCACGAGAGTACTCACTTTCCACATTACGTGTAATATATGGGCCACCAGTTTCCCATACTCTGAATATTTCATAGGCCTTTTTGGATTTAGAAATGATATGATTTCCGCCGCGCAGACAAAAACAAATTTGCTCTCCCCCAATAGGATAACATTTATACATCCCCGCTATTTCATTGGTTTCTATTACGGCGTTATCGTCCAGTCTGATTCTCATTCCTGCTCCCTTCTTTACACCGTGGACTTACATGTTCTATATAACGTACACATAATTCATGAAGTGTAAAAGTGCGTGTAAAATCTGATTCTTCGCATTTAAGTACCAGGATTTTTCCTGAAGGTGATATTTCGATAACACTAAATTTGGTAGGTTCGTATGCAAAGCTTATATAAACAATATCACCCAAATTAAATGCTGGACATAAACCCAATAGTATCTTGAAAATATTCATATTCCTGCTCCCTTATATCCCTATTCTCGCGGGCTGATAGACAACCTCGCGCTGGATCACTTCATCGCCATAGAGCCAGTGGGCGAAATAACGTGTTGGATCCATAGCATGATCGTTTTCCTTTACTGGCTCATCCTTGCCCGGCTTCCATACATAACTCTCAAACTCGTTGATGGAATTTACACAATCGGGATCAACGGTCAACCGGGGTCTGCCATCAGTCTGGACTCGCAATAAATCCTGAACAATAGTAATGCCATCTAATACCCTTCCTTTATGCCCTTGTGCGTCCAGTCCCCAATTACGTAAATCCGCAATCAAACCGGCGGCGGATTGATCTACAATGGCCACATTGGTGTTAAATTCCCGTGCCCACATTGCGGCAGTAGCGCATACGCTGGACTGTAATACGCCGGTACGATAAAACTCGCGCGCTATATGCAATCGCCCATCACCATCGATACCTATCAACAAGATGACCGCCGGATTGGTATAGCCTTCGTCGAGCGCCAATGCCCAATGCTGAAACTCAACAGGCTGGCGTACTTTGATATGAATATCATGCGAGAAGGTATCATATACGATACCTTCGGCGGTCGCCCAGATACCCTCAAGTAACCGCTTACGGCGGATGCCCGTCAGCTTATCCAGGGTATCAAGTGTTGATTGACCTTGCGCCGTAAGATTTCCCGTCTCATCAAATAGAGCCGGGTTGTCCTGATGCCTGCTATGAATGAGCCGCAAGTGTCCGGCGGCCGTGCGTTCCCTAATCCAGTGCTGTCTTCCACCTGGATTGCAGTCGCCGAATACTTGTGTAAAAGGCATAACCGCGCCACGGCCCGTTGTACGTGTGGTCATGATCTCCCAATCATTAGCAGCTAATTCTTCAGCCTGACATACCTGAAAGAAGTCACGCTCGCCGCTCAATACCTTTTCGGGCTTATCCATTCCGCCGATCCATATTGTTGAACCGTTCGGGTATATGATGCGCTCTGGGTCTTTATCGCCGCCATAATAGTTGACTGGAAAACTGCCAATAATACGCTTCATGGTGACTAAAACAGTACCAGGGATGGACGCAGCTACTTTACGGACTAATGCCCCATTAGCACCAGCATATTCGCGGGCTAATATGTGAGACTTGTAACAAGCGGCCCAGGTTTTGCCGGTTTCACTTGGCCCTTCAATGATGACTTCTCGGTCTTTCGATTGTAAAAGTTCTAACGCGCCGCCGCGCCAGATGTAGGGCTTATCATAACGCAATAACCAGGCGATCTGTTCATCCACCGACTTGTTCATGAGCTGACAATAACGCCGCCACCGTTGCGGCAATATCGGAGGGCTTCATGGTTTCGACCTGAATCGGCCCGCCTTCCGCGCCGGTGTGCTCGTTGCGCTGGATGGGTGTGCCATAGATATATGACCACAAGAAGCGGGCGCAATCCAAATCACCGCGTATTGCTTTCTCCACAATCTTTTCCAAAACTAAAAGGCGCTTTCGTTCTGGAAATGCGCGGTCA